GGGGCCGGGGGTGCAGGGGGAGGGGCACTCCAGCATCGGCCCGGGGTGCCAGCCCGCGGGCGGCGATCAAAGGCGCGGCCCGTCTTACTGCTGGCATGGACGTGTGGCCCTAGGGGGCCTCACTTGTAGAGAGGGCCGGGCTTACGCCGAATCAGCGTTTACACGGGTGCGGTACTCTGCCGAGGCGCACGGCTTACAGTAGCGCCGACGGCCCGACGGGTCGCGAGAGTCTCGTGAGAACTCGCTTATCCGCTTGCGCTCATGGCAACGCTCGCACGCCCGGCCGCTCTCCGCCTGATACCGGGCCAGGCGGCGGAGCACGGGGGCGACGAGCTCGGCGTCGTACTCCGCCGCTATGCCCGCCATGTACTCCGCCGCCGTCGCGGCCTTCTGCTCCGGCGTCAGCGGCGCCACGCGAACGCGCCCACGCTCAGCACGACGACCGCGAAGAGGCCCTGGAGGATCAGCACGGCGGCCGGTATCCAGAGCCAGGCCCAGCCGATCACGCCGAGGAAGGCGAGGATCGCGAGGACGATAAGGGCGGCAATTTCGAGACTCACGAGGAGCTCCTCTCAGATAGGCGGGCCTCCAGGAGGCCCTCAGGTGTTTGCTTGATTCGGTGGACGCGCACGATGCGATCGGGGCGGAACGAGCGGAGCGCCGGGGACGACTTCGGGCCGCCCCAGACGTCAACCCACTCGACGCCCTGGTCGACGTTCGCAACGTGCTTGACAAAGCGGAAGCGGCCCTTCTCGCCGCTGATCTTGACCTCGACGCCCGGGCGGACGTGGCGGCCGTTGACGACGATCTCCAGGGACTCGACCCAGCCGGGTGGGTAGCGCGGCGGCTCGATCGTGCGCCTAGGCATTCGGCCTCCTCAGGAGCGCGTCGACCGTCTCCAGTGGCACGAGCTCGCCGCCCCAGGCGTCCAGGCCGACGTGCAGCTCGACGCGCGGAACGCCGACGACGAAGGGGCCGACCGATTGCCGGTAGGAGCCGATCGGCGAGCCGCCCCAGGCGTGAACCTCGACGCGCTCGACGACCCGGTCCTCGACGCTAGTCGTCACGGTCAGCCGCTCGTGGCCGTGCGTGTGGCCGTGCAGGAGCGGGAGGCCCTCGTCGCGAAGCCTCCATTGAGCGTGCCGCGTCTCGCCGCGGTCGCGCTCGTAGGGGAAATGCGAGAGGAGGACCTGTCGGCCCGCGATGCGCACGCGGGCGGCGGTCGAGACGTGCTCGAAGGTGCTCGCGTAGGTGCGGAAGCACTTTGCCGCGTCGCGGTGCATCGGGTGCGCCCCGTCGTGGTTGCCGAGGATCAGCCGCTTACGGCCGGGGAGCCAGTCGAGGCGGACGAGCGCCGGGATCAGGACGCGCGCCGAGGCGTTAGCCGTGACGTCGCCGAGGACGTAGACGATATCGTCCTCGCGCACGGTCGACCGCCAGCGAGCGGCGAGTGCCTCGTCGTGCGCCTCGGCGGAGGCGTAGCCGCGGAGGGCGGCGACCTTCTCGTGTCCTAGGTGTAGGTCGGACGTGAAATAGACGCTCACTTCTGGACCCCCGGGCGGTAGTCGCGGATCGCGTCGAGGAGGCCGGAGTGATCGGCGCCCGGGTAATAGCGGACGTCATGCTCCGCCCACTCCCGCGCGGCGCGGAGGGCGTCCTCGCGCTCGCCGTTAGAGAAGTCCTCGACCGACTCGACATACTCGCCGAACGAGGTACAGGAGCACCCGGAGTCACTCAGCCAGAAGTAGCGGCGGGCGCTCGGGGAGTAGTAGACGCCGATCTCGCTCCAGGAGTAGGCCTCGCCGCCGTCGCCGTGGGCGGCCTCGACGAAGTCCTCGGTGCCCTGGACGGCGACATACTCGTGTCGCTTGTAGTCGTAATGCGTGAACGCGGCCATTGTGGCCCCTCTCTGTTAGTGGTCACACACTGAGAGGGCCGAGGCCGGGGGGGCGGCTCAGGAAATGCGAGAGGCCCCCTCCCGGAGTGGGAGAGGGCCTCAGGGGCAGGGCGGGCTAGATCAGCCGGGCCTTCGTCGGGCGCTTGTAGAAGCCGAAGGCCTCGTCGTCGGCCGAGCGCTCGAAGGTCGCCGTGAACGCGACGCGGCGGCCACGGAGGCCTACTGGGTCGCCGTCGAGCTCCTCGCGGCCCAGCTCGTCACCCAGGCCGCGCGGGACCGTGCCCCAGACCTTCCAGCCCGGGCCCTCTACGAGCATCTTGAACGCGCCGCCGAAGTCGCTCTCGACGTACTTCGTCGAGACGATCTCGCCCTCGACCTCGACGCGGCCCTCGGGAGCCGGGCGACGGGCCTCGAAGCGGGCCTGGAGGGCGGCGAGCACGGCGAGCACGGCGTCGGCGTCCTCCTGCGTCGCCGAGTAGCTGGCGATGCGCTCGCGGGCGCTCTGGGCCTGGCGGCGGATAGGGTCGCCGTCGCGGAGGCTCTCGATCACGTCCACGACCGAGCGGAGGAGGTCGCCGTAGCCGTCATTCTCCCATTGGGCGCGGGCGGCGAGCTGGGCCTCGCGCTCAGCGGCGCGGAGTTCGGCGGCCCGGGCCTCGCGACGAGCGCGGGCGCGGAGCGAGGAGACGAGGGTCGAGACGTTGCCGGAGCCGCCACACTGGAAGCAGTAGGGCTGCTGGCCCAGCTCGCGGTCGCGGGTCCAGGTGATGCGGCTCGGCGCGTTGTAGAAGCCGGAGCCGCCGCAACGCCCGCACGTCTCGACGATGCGCTCGGAGCCCTTTCGGCCCGGGTAGGGGTCGGAGTAGGTGGAGGCCATGAGCTGATCCTTTCAGAGTTTCGATCTAGTAGGCACTACCGTACTCGTGTAAACGCCTATGCGCAAATCGTCTTACGTGACTAGCGCCGCGGGAGCGGCTCAGGGAATGCGAGAGGCCCCTCCCGGAGTGGGAGAGGGCCTCAGGGGCAGGGCGGGCTAGTCCGCGAGCGTGCGCGGGTCCCACTCTGAGCCGTTTAGATCGTGGGCCTCGACGAACTCGACGAGGCTGTCGTAGGCCTCCTGCTCCTGGCGGTCGAGATAATCGATGCGGTCGTCGTCGGCGGCCCGGTAGGCGGCGAGGCGCCGCTCCCACTCGGAGCGGAGGCGTGCTGCCTTATCGGTTAGCGATCGGCAGGTGCCACCGCGCTCATGCCGGGTCATGGCTTGATCCTCTCAGACTCGGGCGCGAGGCAACGTGATCGGTACCGGCGCCACACACAGGAGATCGCGCACGGCCTCCAGCGTGACGGCCCCCGCCTCCAGCTCCAGGCGGATGCGCGCGTCGACGCGGGCGTGCGCGTCGGTCGGGCTCGCCGGGGCGCTCACTGGGCGCTCCTCGGGCGTGCAGCGACGAGCACGCCGACGCCGACGGCCAGGCCGAGGCCCGGGGTCGCGTCAGGCTGGCCCGTGAGGCCCGCGACGGTCAGGGCCAGGCCTAGGAGGCTGGCGACGATCAGCGCGAGCGCGTACAGGCGCACGAGGCGGCGGTCGGCGGCGGTCATGCCGCGGCCTCAGTCGGGCGCGGGGCGTCAAGCTGCTTGAGCTGGCGCTTATGCACGGTCGCCAGCTCGTCCGGCCGGTCGAAGCCCTGGACGTGGAACGTACCCGGGCGGGTGCCCTGGCCGATCACGAGGAAGCGGGCGACGTGGCCGCCGACGAGCTCCGGGCGGCCGGGCTCCAGCTCGACCGCGACGACGTCGCCGACGCGGATCGTACCGAGCTTGAACGGCGGGAGCGAGACGCGGCCAGCGCGAGGGGCGCGAGCACGGGCGGCCGTCGCCCTCCGGCTGGCGGGCGTCGAGTGGGCGGCCATGAACGCGGCGAGGTCGGCGTCCGACGGGTCGGCGGCCGGGCGGGGCTTGACGTCCTCGCGGGCGTAGCTCGTCGCCTGGCGGGCGTGGACGCCGGGCGCCGTCTCGACGATCGGCGCCGAGTCGAGCGCGACCTCGACCGGGCCGGGGCCGAACGAGTAGCCGCCCTGGCGCCAGTCGAGGCGGGCGTCGACGTGGACGACGGCGCCGGGGCCGTCGGGAGTGTCGACGACGTCGCCGACGCGGAGGGAGGTTGCGAGCATGAGAGGTCCTTTCAGGGTGAGGGGCTTAGGCGCGAGCGGCGACGAGGTCGGCGAGCTCGGCCCGGTAGGCGCGGAGGTCACGACGGCACATCTGCGCGAGGGTGCGCATCCCGAGCTTGACGGCGCGGTCGCGGTTCTCGGTCGCCTTCACGATGCAGGCGGTCAGCTCGGCGATCCGGGGCTCGTTGTTTGTCATGGCTCTACCCTAGTACGTGTAAACGACTCACGCAAATCGTCTCACGCGACTAGTCGAGTCCGACCTCGCCACGGGCGCCGAGGAGCTCGTCGAGGTACTCCGCATAGGTCTGCGGCGGGCCGTCCCGGTCCGGGAGCTGGGCGACTACCGAGCGGATCAGGAGGAGCGCCGCCTCGTAGCCGGTCGCACCGCCATGCTCGCGCCAGTAGTCGACGAGCGGCGGGATCGCCTGGACGAAGGGCAGGAACACGGCCGCCGTCGCGTCGCCGTCGGGCTCGTCGACAAAGGGGTGTTCGGCCGGGCTCATGCGCCGGTACAGGTCGAGGACCGTGTCGGCGCTGAGGGCTTGCGGGTAGGGCATGAGGTAGGGCTCCTATGGTCGTGCCCCGCCCTGGGGAGGTCCAGGGCGGGGCGGTGGGTTGTGCGGGTTACTGCGGGGTGAGGCGGACGAGGTCGCCGTGCTCGACGGCGTAGCCGACCGCCTCCTCAACCAGGGCGCCGTGCTCGGAGACTCCGCTCGGGTAGTGGCGCGTCCATACCCCGGAGTCGTCGAGACGGTACACGCTGGAGTCCTCCGGGTGGGTGTGGTTCGCCGAGTAGAGGCCCGGCCCGGTCGGGAGCTCCGGCTTCGCCCGCTCGATTATCGAGAGCGTCCAGCCAATGCGCGCGTGAACGTCCAGCGGCGCACGGTTGCCCGCCAGAACTAGACGCCCAGAGGCGGTCAGCGCGACGCGGTCGCGGATCACGCGCTCGCCGAGGGTCAGCTCGACGAGGTCGCCCTCGTGCGCCTCCGGGGCCGTGACCCCCAGGAGCGCGCGCTCCCAGGGGGCCAGCCCATCGCCGCCCATTAGGCGGCCGTCCAGAGGACGCGGTAGCGCGACTGCGCATCCCAGTAGTAGGTGCCCTGGAACGCGCCACGGCTGCCGATCAGGTCGGCGACGGCCCGCTCCGACATGGCCCGGGTGCCGAAGGGCGCAACCTTGCCCGTCTCACGGTCCAGGACGCCCCAGCCCGTGCCCGTCCCGGAGCTGTAGCTGTACTCCGCCAGCACGTAGCGGGCGCCGGAGGACGGCTCGGAGGCGTCGACGACGTCGGTCGACGGCGCGGAGAGCTTGACGAAGGGGGCGTAGTCCTCGGCGGCGACCTCGTCGAGGGAGTCCCGCTCCTGGACGAAGCTGAGCTTCGACGATCCGCGCCGGATGATCCAGGCGTCGCCGTCCTTGTCCAGGTAGACGCCGGGCTCGGTCGGGAGGGCGGGCTTCGCCTTCTCGACGACCTCGACGACGTAGCCCTGGCGGAGGAGGGCCTCTACGCTCCGGTTAGACTCGCCGACGAATCCGGGGGCGCCCGAGCGGGAGCGCTTGACGCGCCCCTCGACCTTCGTCTCGCCCTTGACGGCGCGGACGAGGTCGCCGACGGCGGGCTCGGTGGTGGTGGTGGTGGACATGCTTACGCCTCCTCGGCGGTCTGGGGGATAAGGGGGATGAGGTCGCCGCCAGAGGCGCGGAGCATGTCCTCGTCGGTGCGCTCCTCGGCGATTGCGCCGAGGTAGGCGGTCCACTGGCCGTCGCGGCGCCGGTAGAGGTAGGTCTGTTCCGGGTGGGCGCCGAGGTTGAGCGCGTAGACGCCATCCTCGGTCGGGAGGCTCGGCTTCGGCGGCTCCAGTGGGTCGCCGTTGAGGAGTGCGGCGGCGAGCTCGCGGCGCTTCGCGAGGGGGAGGAGGCCCGTGGGGATGAAGGTGTCCAGCTCGTCGTAGCCACTCTTGCGGTCGTAGACGCTGATCGTCGCGTCGCCGCTGCCGTTCGTCTCGACGGCGATCTTCTGGCTGCCGAAGGTGACGGCGGCCGTCTCGGTGTAGCTCATGGTCACTTGCTCCTGTTCTGGCGGCGGGCGATGCGCGCGGCCTTGCTCTTTGCCCGACGACGGGCGATCTCGGGCGCCGGGACGGTCCCGGCGTAGACGTGCTTCTGTAGGCGGTTGAGGGCGAAGAGGATCGCCCTCTGGTAGGGCGTGGACTCCGGCAGGAGCGGGGCCACGGTCGCCGGGATGGGCGCCGCGCTCCCCGTTGCGTCGAATACGGTGTACGTCGGGATCATGCGAGCCTCCAGGCGAAGGTAAAGGGCGAGACGTCGCCCGAGTTGAGCTCCCGCGTGGCCTTCTCGGCCGACTCGGGAAGGAAGAAGGGCGCCTCCAGATTGAGGAGGCGGTCGTGGACGACCGGGGCGCCGACGCCGTCGAGGCGGGCGACGAAACGGTCAGCCTTGACGACCTCGACCGGCGACGCCGTGACGGGCGCCGAGCTGGCGGACGGCTTCGGCGGGAAGGCCTCGGCGATGATCCCGCGGAGCTCGCGGCCCAGCTCTCGGAACGACTCCGCCAGGGCCTCGCGGGCCTCGGCGAAGGTGGCGGGCTTAGTCATTGTCCAGCTCCTCAGGGATCGGGAGGCCGACGGCCTCCAGGAGCGCGCGGGCGATCCGCGGCGCTGTCGTGCGGGTCACGAGGAGGCCCTCGTGGGAGGTAGTGACGATCGCCTCGGGCGTGCCGTCGGCGTTGATCGTGAGTTGGTCGCCGTCGACGTCGACAAACGTCGTGCGGGTCTGGGCGGCGCTCATTCGAAGATCACCCCCGCGAGGTCGTCCTCGTGGAACACGGCCGGACGTCCACGGCGGCCCGTGCGGACCACGTAGAGGCCGGGAACCGTGCCGTGCGGGTGAACCGTGCCCGTGAGCGTGCGGTCCGGGTAGACGCGGAGCGTCACGGTCGCGACGTCCTCGACGGCGGTCGACAGGTCGGCGAGGGTTGCCTCGTTCACGCGGCGACCTCCTCGGCCTCGGCGGCGGGCTTCGCCTTCGGGGCGCGCTTTGCGGCGGGCTTGACCGGGGCCAGCTCGGCGAGGGCCGGAGCGTCCGACTCGGGGGTCGGCGTGAGCTCGGCCGTGAAGGCGAGGAGCGCGTGAATCTGAGCGAAGGCGAGGTAGTCAGCTCGGGCATTGCTGCCGAACCTGGAGTGCTCGGCGCCCTCCAGGTTGTCGAGCGCTGCGGCTCGGTGCTCGTTGCGGGTAGCCACTAGAGGCGGTCCTTTCTGTGTGCGGTTTGTGCTTGCACATGGAGAGAGGGCCGTCGCTCGGGGAGCGGCTCAAATTATTTTCTAGGGAGCCCGGAGGGGCCAGAGTGACGGAATGACGGAAGTTACGTCATTCTCTATTCCTGCTACTAAGAGAGAGAGCTCTAGTAGAGGGAAGGGAAAGTGACGTAACTTCCGTCATTCCGTCATGCTCAACGACGAGGGGGCCGCTAGGTGGCCGTTTACACGGCTACCCGGCGACCCCCGCGGAGCGCGAAAGTGTGCTAGGCGATCTCCGCCTCGGCGCCCTCGTGCCAGCGGACCGTGATCCGCTCACGGTCGAAGCTACCTCGGCGGGCCGTCCGGGCGACGTCGACCGAGTCGACGACGGCGGAGAGGCGGAGGCGCTGGGCCTCGACGTCGGGCGCCGCGTCCCAGGCCTCGCGGTAGGTGCGGCCGGTCGGCTCCCAGACTTCGGACTCCTCGGCCGGAGCGTCGCGGAGCTCCGCCCGTCGGGCCTGGAGAGTCGCACGGCGGGCCATAAGGGCCGGGACGTCCGCGTCCTCGTCGTCCAGGGCCGCGTAGAGCTCACGGAGGGCGGCCTCGATCTCGACGAGGGCGGCGCCAGTGTCGGCCGCCGAGCTGCGCGTGACTGAGCGCCACTCGGGCCAGTCGCCGCGGAAGCCGAGGTATTGCTCGACGACGTAGTCCTCTAGCTGGACGGCGTCGACGGCGAGGCCCTGGCATCCGTCGCCGCCGTTCCAGGAGGTTGCACACTTATAGACGGGCCGCGCGCTGGAGGTCGTCACGTAGAGCTTCGAGGAGCACGTCTGGCAGTAGGCCAGGCCGGACAGGAGCCGGGCGGCTCGTCGCCGCTGGGGCTTGCCGGAGCGGGCGCGAGCGTCGCCGATGCGGGCTCGGACGGCCTGGAAGGTGGAGAGATCGAGGATCGGATCGAAGAATGCCACGGGGAGCCCGTCGTCGCCGCGGACCGAGCGGCCATGATGCCGGGCGCGGCCAAGAAGGTGCTCGGAGCTCCAGACGTTGCGGATCGTCGCCGCGGTCCAGAGGCCCCGGGCGAGGCCCTCGGGATCGTCGCCCGCGAGGACGGCCAGCCGGTAGGGGCTCTTCGAGGTCGGCTCGCCGGAGGCGGTCAGCTCCCGCGCGAGGCGAGCCAGCGAGGCGCCCTCGACGATGCCAGCGGCGACCGAGCGCACGACGGCCGCCTCGTGCAGCTCGGGGATCAGGATACGGCCGACGCCGTCGGGAGCGGGCGCCGAGCGGTAGCCGTAGGGGATCGGGCCACCCGTGAACTTGCCGACGGCCTTACGGTGAACGAAGGACGACTTGATACGGGTTGACGTGTTCTCCGCCTCCATGCGGGCGACCTCGGCGAGGACCGAGGCAATGATCCTCCAGGCGGGTTGATTCGAGCGGAGGCCGTCGCTCAGGGCGACGAAGAGGGCCTCGGGCCGGGCGTCGAGGACGTCGACGAGGCCGGAGACGGCGGAGAGGCCCTGGCGGGTCCAGCGGTCCAGCTTCCACACGGCGAGGACGTCGGCCTCGCCGTCGCGGATCATGCGGAGCGCCTCGGCGGCGTTAGCGCGCGCCTTCCGCCCGCTTATCCCGTCGTCGGTCAGGACGCGGACGACGGTCCAGCCCTCGCGCTCGGCGAGCGTCCGGAGGTCCTCCTCCTGGCGAACGATAGAGGTCGAGTCGTCGGCCGTGGCCGAGAGGCGGAGGTACAGGACAACGCGCATGAGAGGAGCCTTCCGTGAGTGATCTCACGTAAAGCATAGCTCACTAGCTGTTCTACGGGTTCTCATTGTGTAGCTATTGAGCTAGACGGACAAAGGAAAGGCCCCCTCTCGCTCGGGTCGAGAGGGGGCCGGGGCCAGATAGGCGGGCAGGGCTACTTGCCCTTCGAGACGCGGACCTTGCCGCGGGCGTCGAGGGTTAGGACGATCACGTCGCGCTTGCGGTTCGCGAGGCGGACGGCGGGGACGATCAGGATAAGGCCGACCGTGCAGACGGCCAGGGCGACCCAGAGGAGGAGGCCCAGGGCGGACACCTTCTTCTTACGGGAGAGGACGACCTGGGCGGGCTGGCGGTCGTCGACCGTGTAGCCCTTCCGGACGTATTCGGCGACGGCGAGGTCGAGGGCGGTAGCGGTCGGTGCTGTTGTGGTCATGGCGACGATCCTATCTTGCGTGAGTCGAGGTATGGAAGGGAGGCGGCGGGCTATCGGACGGCCTCCCGCGGGTCGAGCGTCTCGGCGGCCGTCATGGAGGGAAGGGCGCCCGCGGGCTGGCGGTCGAAGTAGCGGGCGGCGTCTGCGTTCGGCCAGTACGTGTGCAGCTCGGCGGGCGGGTGCTCGCCCCCTCCGCACACATAGCACGCGGAGGGGGCCAGGTGGGCGGCGCTCACGCGACGGCCTCGACCATGCGCTCGGAGTGGCACGGGCACGTCGGCGCGCCGAACTCGTCAATCCATTTCCGCGTCATGCGCACGACGTAGCCGGAGCCCTCGGCGCACTCGACCTTGAGCATCCGCGTACCCTGCTTCTTCGGGGAGTCGGCGCCCCCGCCAGCGGAGAGCTTCGCGTGAGGGTAGGCGCCGAGCTCGGCGGCGATCTCGTCCAGGCGGGCCTTCAGCTCGTCGCCCGCGACGGTCGCCGTCATTTTGCCAGTCAGGCCCAGGCCCTTAGCGATCTTCGCGAAGCGGCCCTTGTGCCCGCTCTGGCAGTCGTCGATCGCGTGGACGAGCTCGTGAGCGAGCACGTCGAGCACGCGGGCCGCGTCGTCGAGGACGGGTGAGATAAAGACCTGGGCGACATTGTCGGCCGACTGCTTCGTCGCCCAGCATTGCCCGATAACGCTGTTCTTCCGGCCGGAGCCGCCAGGCCAGCCGACCGAGACGCGGACGGCGGGGAGCTCCTCGCCGAGCTCGGCGTAGAGCGGGGAGAGGGCGGCGACGGCGGCGACGAGCCACTCTTCGCGGGTGTTGTAGGTGGTGGTCATTTCGAGGTCCTTTCGAGGGCGTGTAAACAGACTAGCCGCGTAAGACGACTAGCGCAAGTTGTGAGACAAAGGCCCCCAGCCGAAGCCGGGGGCCTTCTAGTGGGCGAGGGGCTAGTCCTCGATCATGGGCTCCTTGTGACAGGGGCAGATCGGCGGCCCGTACTGCGTAAGCCATTTGCGCGTGACGCGGGCCGTATAGCCCGAGCCCTCCGCGCATATCACTTTGAGTAGTCGGGTCGTCTGTTTCTTAGGCGGCTCTGCCATTGCAACTCCTCTCTTCGGGTTGAGGCTAAAGCTACTCACGTAAGACGAGACGCGCAAGAGGTTGCGCGAAAGCCCCTCGCGCCGGAGAGGCGGAGGGGGCTAGGCGCTAGGCGAGCGGGCACACGAGGCGCGGGCCTGTGTAGGCGGGTGCATCGCGGCCGAGGCGGGCGAGGAGGTAGGCGAGCGGGCGGGCGCCCTTCGTGAGGTTGCACGAGGCGCACGCGGGGAGGAGGTTCTCGACACAGTGACGGCCACCGTCGGCGAGCGGCTCGACGTGATCGACGTGCGCCGCGGGTTGGCGGCCACAGTAGGCGCACAGGCCGCCCGCTATCTGTCGGACCGCATCTAGGGCGGGTGCGCTGACGCAGCCGCATTCGGCGCCGACGCGACGAGCGCGGCGGCGCGCTGCTGACGCATACTTCACGGCGCGGCCCTCCGGGGTCCTGTAATAGTTGGCCGTCCGCTCGGCGACCCGTTCGCGGTTGGCCACGTACCGGGCTGCCCTGCGCGCTGCGAGCTGCTCACGGTTGGCCGCCCGGTAGGCCCTCCCCAGCTCGGCGATACGTTCGCGGTTGGCCGCGTAGTGTGCCTTACCTCGCTCGGCGATCCGCTCGCGGTTTGCTGCCCGGTAGGCCCTACCCTGCTCGGCGATGCGTTCGCGGTTAGCCACATACGGCGCCGCCTTGAGCGCGGTTACTCGTTCGCGATTAGCCGCCCGATAGGCCCTCCCTTGCTCGGCGATCCGTTTGCGGTTAGCGGCGCGGTACTTAGCCGCGCACGCCTTGCAGGACCCGCGCCTACCGTCCGTGTTGCCCGGCCGGGAGTGGAACTCCTCCAGCGCCTTCTCCTCGCCGCACTTTGTACAGCGCTTCATGCCTGGCCCCTAGGGCTGGCGGGGCGGGGCCGCTCCAGGTAGTCGGCGAGCGCACGGAGGCGGGCTGGGGAGTCGGCGACCATGCCAATAGCTACGTTGCACCCGTGGCAGAGCACACCCCGGATGCACGACGGACACCCCTGCTCGCCCGGACAGCACCTATGATCGTGGTCGATCTCGGGGCGCTTATCCGCCAGGGTTACCCCGCACGCCTCGCACACTCCGCCGACCCGCTCCACGAGCGCCGCACGTTCCAGGGCCGTTAGGCCGTGGCGTCGCCTTAGCCCTGCGCGCGCTCGCTCCCTTTGGTGCTCCGCCAGGCACACGCGGCACATCGAGCTAAAGCCCGCCCACCCATCCGATCTGCTCACAGGATGAAAGTCCGCTACCCGCTTAGTCTCTTTGCAGCGTGAGCATCGCTTGTGGGTAGCATTGCGGGCCAGTCCGATCTTCTCTGCCTGACCTCGCGCTCGGCGTGCGGCTGCTTCCCTATGCCGCTCACACTCACGACACGCACTAGTGCGGCCGTCGCGATGGTGTTTGTCCGCATAGAACTCCTCCAGCGCCTTCTCCTCGCCGCATTTCGTGCAGCGCTTAGTCTCGCGCGCGTCCATTTACGCGACGCCCAGCGCGGAACGCATCTTGTCGAGGGCTCCAGACCTCACGCGCTGGACCTTCGGGCGGGACAGGCCCATCCGCTCGGCGACCTCCGGGTCGCTCTGGGGCTCGTAGTCGGCGAAGCCGTAGGCGAGTCGACAGACGTCGCCCTCCAGGGTGTCGACGGCGCGGAAGGCACCCTCGACGAGGATGCGGTCCTCGGCGTCGCCGAAGGCGCCGTCCCAGATGGGCGCCATTTTGAACGCCTGGACGCTGAGGTCCTCGCCGTCCTCAACGGCCTGGTATGAGTCGGTATTGCGGACCGCGTCGAGTACGGCGAGGAACGTCTCCCGGCGCATTTCGTAGCTCGGCGCCAGCCCGGCCGCGAGCTCGGCGTCGCCGTCGGCCGCGCGGAGGATACCGAAGAAGCGCTTCAGTGTGCGCTCCGGGATGGTAAAGCTCGTCGCCGACGTACCCGCCGAAACGCTCACGGCGTTACGGATGTAGGACGGGGCGATCGCTGCTAGGCGGGTGTGCTTGCCGGGGTCGAAGGCGTGGATCGCCTCGATAAGGGCCATAACGGCGTCAGCCTGGACGTCCTCCAGGTCGGAGCGCTGCGGGGTCGTCAGGAGGGCCCGCGTGTAGACCTTCACGCCTCCGCGGAGGGCGGGGGCGTAGAGGAGGACGAGGCGCTCGACGGCCGCCGAGTCGCCGAGCTGGGCGGCGGCGATCAGGCCCCGCTCCTCGTGCGCGTCGAGGGGCTCGGCGGTAAAGCCGCGCTCGAAGATTTCCGTGAAAAGGGCGCGCTGTAGCGTCATTTGATTGCCTGTCTTTCGTGAGTGGTTTTACGCGGCTAGACCGGGCTCGCGTGCCGGATTTGGCTTGACGTGGTAAAGGTAGCTGCGTAAAACGACTCACGCAACGTCGAGGAAACCTCACCTGTCTAGGCCCTAGGCGGGGCCTCACGAGACGCTCGCATGAGGCCCCCTAACTGGGGTCAGCCGTGCCAGCGGTCGACCGCCTCCTGGACCTCCTCACGAGCGGCCCGGAGGATCGGGAGGAGCTTCTCGATCTCGACGTGCCCGGAGACGACCGCGGCGCGGACGGCGAGGCGCCGGTCGTCGACGACGGTCGCGAGCGTCGGGTCCCCGTGGCCGCCCCTCGCACGCTCGCTCGTGTCGTCTCGCGGCTTCGGGGACTGGGAGGGGCTCCACTGGATCGCCTCGGCGGCGGCCAGCGCGGAGGCAAGCGCCAGCGCCTCGGCCGTGACGTCCTCGACGATCTGCGGGAGCGGGCGGGGCGTGCGGGTCATGGGTTGCCTTTCGGTGTGTGTAAACGGGGTCATGGCAGGTAGTCCTCCTCTGGCGGGATCGAGTAGCCAGAGCCCCAGCTCCGGCCGTAGACCTCGGGGTCGGAGACAATCGGGATCGTGTAGAAGGTCGAGTCCATGAGGCGGCCGATCTCGTGGATTACGTCCTCGGCCTCCGCCTCCGGAGCCTGAGCGATCAGCTCGTCGTGAATCGGGAGGAGGAGGTAGTCGCCCATCCCGGCGTCGAAGAGGTCGACGATCGCCTGGGCCAGGAGATCGCGGGCCGTCGACTGGACGACATAGTTAGTCGCCGCGTAGAGCCGGTCGCGGTCCAGCGGAAGGTGCCGCCCGGAGACGGTCACTACCTCGCGCTTGCCGTACTGGGCGCGGCTCTGGAGCTTGCGGCCGTAGCGCTTGATCCCGGGGAAGGTGTCGTCGTAGGCGCGCATGGCGGGCCGGACGGCGTCCTCGGTCTGGCCGGTCTGTTTCGCGACCGTCGTCGCCCCGCCGCCGTAGACCTTCCCGAAGCCGATCGCCTTAGCGACCTTTCGCTGGGCCTTCGTGAAGTCGGCGCCGAACACTCGCGCGGCGGTGAAGTCGTGGAGGTCAACGCCGGACTTGATCGCCTCGATTAGCGTCTCGTCCTGACAGAGCGCCGCCAGCACGCGCATTTCAACCTGGGAGTAGTCGCTCGCGATTATGAGCTGGCCCGGGTCGGCGATGAACGCGCGTCGGATCGTCCAGTCGCCCGAGGGGAGCTGCTGGAGTGGCGGCCGAGAGACGCTCATGCGGGCCGTCCGCGCCTGGAGCCCGCCGATCGACGGATGGAGGCGGTCGTTAGCGTCCCGGAGGTTCAGGAAGGCGTCGACATAGCTCGTCTGCCACTTGCCCGCCCGCTTAGCGCGGAGGACCGCGTCGGCGAGAGGGTTAGGCGTGCGCGCCTCGATCCTCGTCCAGTCTCGATCTAGGTCGGCCAGGGGCATTAGCACGTCTTTACCGACCGAGAGCGCACCGGAGTCGGTCGTCTCGGTCAGCGTCTCGCCCATAGCGAGGAGCGCCTCGACGACTTGCTGGGGGCTGTTCACGCTCGTCACGCCGTAGCGGGCGGCGACCGCCTGGAAGCGGGCGCCCTCCTCAGCTAGGCGGCCCTGGAGGCCGCGGACGTAGTCGACGTCCAGGCGCATTCCACGGCGTTGCATGAGCGCGAGGAGACTCTGTAGGTGATGCTCGAACTTCGAGAGCGCCGAGAGGCCCAGGTCCTTTATCAGCGGGGCGAGCTCATAGAAGAGCCTCGTCTCCAGGATCACGTCGAGGCCCGCGTAGCGGACATAGGTCTCGTTATCGACGGGTATCCACTTCCAGCCGTTATCCTTCGTGCATTTCTTTCCCGTCTCCGGGTTAGTGATGGAGTGGAAGATCGCATGGAGGCCCGCCTGAGTGTCCGGCGCCTGATCGTCTACGTAGATTGCCGAGAGCGGCTTCAGGGACAGGCCCGCGCCGCCCTCGCCCTCGCTGCGGGGGTCCAGTAGGTGCGCAAAGATACGGGTATCGAGGACACGGTCCGCGAGCTCCTCGATCTTGACGCCGAGCGTCGTGTCGACGACCTGGAGGTCGAAGGGGGCATTGTGCGCGGCGAACGCGCGAGGCTGGCGGAGAGCTCGCCGGATCGCGTCGGCGAACAGGTCAGCCCGGAGGACCCATGCCTCCCGGGCGTTACCGAACTGAGCGAGGCGGAGCTCGAAGCCGGGGGCGTAGATATCGAGGCCGCTCGTCTCAGTGTCAAAGCCGAGGACCTTATCGCCCTGGGCGAGGAAGGCGTCGAAGCCCGCGAGCTCAGAGCGCCGCTCGGGGTAGTAGATCGAGCACTCCTCGCCCGCGATTGTGTGCGAGAGGGTGAGCATGGGGGCCTTTCGATTAGGTACAGGGAAGCCCCGCCCCTCCGCGGGAGTTGCGGAGAGGCGGGGCTAGGGAGGAGGCGGCTAGGCCGCGTCGCACGCCGAGGCGGCGGCGCTCTTCAGGTGGATCAGCCAGCACCCGGGGCGCTGGCAGACGAACTCCCGAGCCTCGTCGAGCTCGCGGAGCTCGGCCTCGATCACGAGGCGCTCCGCTTCTCGGCGAGGGCGAGGATCGCGTCGGCGAGCGTGACGGACACGCCCAGCTCGATCAGGACCACGCGGACGGCGTAGACGGACACCTGAGGGTCGACGTCCTGGAGACACTCGGGGAGCTCCATCGTCGCCGCGTCGGCGGCCTCCGCCGCCTTGAGCGCGGCCTCCATCGCCGCCAGCTCCTCAGGGGAGGAGAGGCACTCGCGGTTGACCCACGTATAGCGTCCGTTGCGGCGGTTCTGGACGAGGAGGTCGCCGTCCTCGTCAGGGGCGTCCCGGGTGACGATCACGGCATCCCCGACGCGCACGGCGTCGGTGACCTCGTAGTCGACGACATGGCCCTCGTCGGGGCTCGTGTAGTAGGGCGGCCTTGTCACCCGGTACTCGACCCGGCCGTCGTCCTCGGGTGCTGCTGTTTCGGTCATGCTGATCTCCTAGATAATCGCGTCGAGGTCCGCGCCCTGTAGGTGCGGCGTCTCGGCGGTCGGTGTGGTGTCACTCTTTGAGAGGGCCGGGAAGGCGTCGCCAGCTCGGCCCGGCTGCGGCGGAGTGTCACCCGGGTTCTCTGCCTCCGGGACGCGGTCGACCTGGCGGGCGCGGCGCACGCCCTCGAAGGCGACGCCGCGCTGTGTCTTTCGTTTTGTCAGGCCGCGCTCCTCCAGCGAGCCGAAGAACGTGCGGCGCGTCCAGATTTCACGGGCGGGGAGGTTCTCCTCCTGGGCCCACTCCAGGTAAGCGTCGAACAGGACCTTCCCGTCGAGGCGGCCAGCCCCCTCGTCGTGAATGAACACGCCCGGGAGGAAGCCCGCCAGGGCGTCCGACGTCTCGCGATATTCCTTAGTCGACGACCGCACGATCGCCGGGTCCTGTAGGCCGCTCGCGTACCACTCCCTAGCGCCACGCACGGCCCAGGCGAGGATGCCCTCCGCCTCGCCGAGGAGCTTGTCGCCGAGGCGGTGGTCGCGCTCGGCCGGGGCGAAGAATCGCTCGAATGGTAGGAACTTGACGCGGCGCCAGAGGCCCTCGTCCTGGCCGCGGAACTCCGGTTTGTTATTCGTCGCCAGGAGGAGGAGGAAGGTCGGCCGGAACTCGAAGAACTCCTTGCGCATGAACCGGGCCGAGATCATATCCCGGCCGGTCACGCGCTTGAGCACAGCCTCCGCCATGCGCCGCCCCTGCTCGCCCTCGGAGGCCATGACGAGGCGGGCGCCCTTGAGGGCCGCGAGGTCGTTAGGGATGCCCCCGCCGCCCCGCTCCTCGAACGTCGAGAAGGGGGTCGTCACGGTCTGCTCGCGGAATATCTCGGTGAGCGTGTCCAGGAGGACACTCTTACCGTTCGCGCCCTTACCCCAGAGGACGGCGAAGCATTGCTCCGCCGTGTGGCCCGTGATCCCGTAGCCGATCAGGCGCCGCATGTAGTCCGGGAGCTCTGGGTAGGCCGGGAAAATCTCGGACAGGAACGCCTCCCAGCGTGGCGCGCGAGCCTCGGGCCGATAGTCCAGCTCGACGCGGCGCGTCAGGAGGAGCGCCGGATCGTGCGGCTGGAGGGCGCCCGTCCTGAGGTTGACCACGCCGTTACGGCACGCGAGGAGGTCCGGGTGCTTGTCAAAGTCGGCAATGCTCGCCGGGACGCCCTGGACGGCCTGGAGCTCACGCACGAGCGAGTCGAGGCCGCGGGTCGTCTGGACGTGCTTCGCGTAGGCGTTGAGGCGCCCCGCCCGCTTCTTGTCCGCGTCGAGGGCGCCCTCCCGGGTTGCCTCGCTGCTGGCGACGCGCGCGAGCTCGCGCACGAGATCGGCGACCGCCTGGGCGTGCGTGCGGACCTGCTGCCGCTCGTCCTTCCGCCAGACGCCCTCCTCCAGGAGGTAGAAGCCGACCTCCTCGGAGTAGCGCACGCCGGAGCCTAGGCTCTCGATGTAGTCGCGGAGGTAGCGGGCGCCGCCTAGGTCGGTCAGTGAATAGCGGTCCTCGTCCCAGCCGAGAAGCGCCGCCGCCCGCGACTTGATCGGCTCGGCGGCGGCGATAGCGCGGATCACGTCTCGGGCGAAGCTGGCCGGGTCCTGGAGGCGCCAGTCGTTTAGGTCGACGCCGTCCGGGAGGGCTAGGACCTTCACGCGCACGTCACGGGCGGCGAGGCCCTCGGCGAGCTGCGCCGTGAAGCGGCGCCCGGCCGGGTCGCCGTCGCCAGCGATCACGGCCTCGCGGCCACCTACCCAGGCGGCGATCTCGTCGACGATCGCCGGGTTACCGGCGTGAGAGGCGCCAGCGACGCCGATCGTGTCGTACCCGAGCGCGGCGCCGGTCAGGGCGTCTCCGGGGCCCTCGGTAATCAGGACCTCGTCCCAGCCGGAGCCGCCCGGGAAGAAGCCGATCTTGCTCCACGAGCCGCCCTCGGGCGACTTCGGGCCGGTCCAGCGGACGGCCGCGTCCTTAGCCAGGGCGCGGGCCTGGAAGTTGCGCGCGACGCCCTCGGGGGTGCGGAACGGGACGACGAGGCGGGGGCCGCCGATCAGGTCCTCGGTGTAGCCGAGGCCGAGACGGACTGAGTCCTCGCCCGTGATCCCGAAGCGCTCGGCGGCGTAGCGCTGCGCGTCGAGGGCGGGGGAGTCGTCCTCCATCGCACGGCGGAGCGCGTCGGCGTAGCCGTCGAGCTTCATCGCGAGCGAGGCAATCGCGGCCGGGGTCGCCGGGAGCGCCGTCGAGGTCGCCTTCCGGGTGCTGTCGACGTCGCCCGGCGTCATGGTCGCCAGGTCGCGCATAGTGATGCCGAAGGCTGCGGCTACATCCTTTGTCTCGCACCCGGCGCGGCAACGCATGAGGACCTTTCCGGCGTCGCTCACGGCGAGGCGTAGCGACTGCTGAGAGTCGTCATGGGCGGGACAGTGGACGAGGTAGCCGTCGGCCGTCTCCTGGACGTCGTCCAGGCGCGCGAGAAGCTCTGAGAGAGTCACAGGGCGGGGTCCTTTCGTAGGGAAGTTGTCAGAGAGTGAGAGGGCCGGGCGCGTCGGCGCGGCTCGGTGTCGCCATAAGTGGGGGGGCCGGATACGGCCGAATCGCCCGCCCGTGTCGGCGGAGGGGCATATCCTCGAAGAGCTGCAAAAGGGGCGGGCCGACAGTGTTTAAACACCTGATCGCGCCAGGAAAAACACACGCGATAGGGGACAGGCTTGTCAATCACACATGAGGCGTCACGCGGCGAGCTGGAGCTAGAGCCGAGCTTCGTTCTACTGCCGAATCTCAGCGCCCCAGGGGAGTACGTCGCCGTATTCGAGGACGGCTCATACACGGCATGGATGCCCCCGGGGGCGGAGCTAGAAGCCCCGCCCGCCCCGGAGGTCCGTCGTCGCCGTCTGCGGCTCACACCTTGCGAGCTCATGGTCGGGGTGGCGATGCTTGCGGCGTGGTCAGCTTTGCCGATCGCCGATCTGCTCAGCTAGGCGGAGGCGCGCCAGGAGGTCCGCGAACGTCGCCACGGTCATAACGGCGTAGCCGCCGCCCGTCGACTTACGGGCCCGCTTGACGAAGGCGACGCCGAACGGCTCACCCGCGCGGACCTTCTGGACCTCGGCGCCGTCGAGGCCCTCACGGATCGCGGCCTCCCAGGACTTCCAGTTTTTCGCCTGGCCGATAAAGGGCGAGAGGCCGTGTAGGTCGCCCGTGTCGAGGAAGCCCTCCTGGGGCACCCGACGAGCCTCAGGGGCGCCGTGCTCGCGGAGGTAGCGGACGAGGTCCGTCTCCCATTTGGTGCCCTTCGCTTTGTTAGTGCTCACGAGCGGGCCTCGCACAGGTAGCCGACCGGGCGCCAGCGGCCCTCTCTCCAGGCCAGCTCGTCCGCCCGGGCCTCCTCGCGGGTGCCGCGGAGCGGGGCGTCCGGTAGGGTCGCGGCACGGTAGCCGATCGGCCCGCCCGGCTGGAAACGGCCGACGGCGCGGGAAGCGTCGGGGGCGAGGAGGCGCGGGGCGTAGGGCGGGTTGCCGACGAGCGGCGCGGGTGTGGCGATCACGAGAACGCCGACCATTTGTGCGCCTCGCACGCGAGTAGCTCGTCGCCGCGGTCGTCGGTCACGTGCCAGGAGGGCGGCGCCTTGCACAGCCAGCACTTCAGCGGCTCGTAGGTGCGCCCCTCGTGGCGCTCGGATGATAGAGCCATGCGGCCCCCTTTCATTGCAAACGTCGAAAGCCCCCGCCCCGGGTCGTTACTCCGGGACGGGGGCTTAGTGGTGTAGGCGGGGCCTATTCGGCCGGGCCGGTGATCGTGATGCTCGACTTCGTGTAGCTCACGGTCTGCCCGGCGCGCGGGCCGTTCTTCGCGATGAAGCTCACGGGCTCCAGCTTGAGGATCGCCTTGACCGGACCGTCGGCCGCCGCGAGCTGGCCGTCGAGGTCCTCCGCGGCGACGTCGTAGGCGAGGCCCCAGGAGCCAGACTGGAACTTGAAAATGCCCAGGTCCTTATCGGCCGCCAGGCGGAAGTAGAGTTCCGTCTGCGGCGTCGGGCCGAAGCCGTCCTGGCCCTTCTTCTTTCGCTCCTGGAAGGTCAGCTCCGCGTCGGGGTCCGGCTGTCCCTTCAGGTCCTCCGGGTAGTCGATCGTCTCGCCGTCGCCGGACTGCACGAGCTTGCCAGCGCGGTTGAACATGACCATCTTCTGACGAAGGTCCTTCGGGCCGCCGATAACGACCTCGATCTCGGTCGAGGCCGTGAACACGCGGAGGTTGTCCTCGCCCTTCGTCTCGTACTTCTCGGGGGCCTCACCGCCGAACAGGTCGAAGATCACGTCCGCGACGTCCGGGTCGCCGGTCGTCACGAGCCACTCGTTGACCGTCGCTGGGCGCCCGTCGAGCACGTAGCCCGCACGGAAACGGCCGACGACGTCGTCCGCGAACGACTGGCGGGGCTTCGGCTGCGTCTCGGGGTCGGTGCCGAAAATCTTGAGGGCCATAAGCCCTCCTCTCTGTTTGTGTGTTGTCAGGCGCGGCGCGTTTGCCGCTGGGGGTACACGGGTAGAGAGGGCCGGGAGGGGTCCAGCGGCTCAGCGGATGCCGAGCTCCTGGACCGTTTCCGGCATCGCGAAGAGTCGGTCGACCGCCCGGGCGCCGGAGTTGTCCAGGGCCGTCGAGACGTGCCGCTCGTGCGCCCAGAGCTCCTCCCAGCCAGCGGGGGCGGCGTACTCGGAGACGAGCACGAGCGCGCCTCGACGAGTCCAGGACTCGGCCGTCGCCCAGAACGTCGCCGAGTCGAACGCCCCCGCCCCCGCGTAGGCGAGCGTGCCTGCATAGGGCGGGTCACAGTAGACGACCGTCCCGGCCTCGATCAGGAGGCCCAGCTCGCGGTAGTCCGCATGGAGGATCGTCGACCCGCGCATCCCGGCCGCTCGCCGGACGATCGAGCGAGAGGCGGTCGCGGCGAAGTTACGGTCGCTCTTTGGGTCGCGGGCGTAGCCGCCGAACCATTTGCCGCCGAACGAGCACGGGAAGCCCGCGAACGCGCGGAGCGGCGACGGGGCCGCGTGCCGGAGGGCGGCATACTCAGCCGCGCTCAGCGTCTCGGGCGGCGTCCAGCCCGCGATAGCGGCCCGCCAGAGGAGGGCGAGGTCCACGACGGCGTCGGCGCCGATCGCGCGCTCGTAGTGCGGGGCTACCTTGTGGAACACGGCCGCCGAGCCGAGGAAGGGCTCGACGTAGGTCGTCCGCCCCTCGGCCGCCCGGATCAGGAGCTCGGCGATCGGATTAGCGATGCGGGCCTTGCCGCCTTGATACATCATTTTGAGGTCCTCTCAGTCGTTGATCTCTGAGAGGGCCGCCGACGGCCGGGCGGCTCAGGACGCGGAAAGGCCCCCTCTCCGGGAGTGGAGAGGGGGCCTGTGTAAACGGGCTAGACGGTCAGGGCCGAGATCAGCCCCTCGGGGGAGTCGCGCCAGAGGCCCAGGGCCTCCGCGAGCGCCGCCTCGACTCGGGCGCCCTTCGAGCTCTCCCAGCCGGGCAGGAGTGCGACGGCGTCGACCGAGAACACGAGCGCGACGTCCTCGCGGAGTGCATCCCGGTAGTGCGCCGCCGTGAACTCCCCCGCGGGGGCCTTGGGGTCGAATCCGGTTGCGAGGATCGCCTCGTGCGGGGAGACGACCTCGAAGCCCGCGGCGCGGAGCTGGAGCGTCGCCGCCTCGAAGGCGTCGAAGTTCCAGCGGGGACGGCCGGACATAGGCCCGGCGACGTAGACGCGCATTATTCGATCGCCTCCCAGTTAGTCGCCGCCCGCTCGACCGTCGCGCGGAACTTACGCCCGCCCGCTCCCCAGTAGCGGCGGTTATAGGTGACCTGGCCCTTCGCGACGGCGGCCGTCGTGTAGGGGCCGAGGTACTGCGTCGCGTAGACCGCGGAGCCGTCCGCGGTCAGGTGCTCGACCTTGACGCGGAAGGCCTCGCCGCGGTCCTTCAGCTCGCGACTCATGCCGCCGTCGCCGGTTTCGCGATGCCAGCCGGACGGGTCACCTTCGGGCCAGGCCGCGAGTTGCGCTCGGGCTCGGCGCGGAATGCGACCACGCCGAGGACCTCCGCGATACGGCCGGAGCGGCGCGTCCCCATGTGCGGGAGAATCTCGCGCATGATCTCCGCCGCCCGTGGGCCACTGACTTCCGCGTGCCAGGTCGGCTTCGCGGGGGCCTTGTGGAGCGATAGGCGGATGCCGGTATCCATGAGCGAGGCCGCACGCCCGACGACGTCGCGGTCCGTCATGGCAAGCCGGATGCGGGGATAGGTGCCGCGGTGGGCGTCGAAGGCGCCCTCCCCCTCCAGGAGGCCCGCGAGCCAGAGGGTATCTTCTCGGGTGCCGTGGATCATTTCGTGTTGTCCTTCCAGGGGAGCTCAGCGGCGGGAGTGCCCTTGTCGATTGCGTAGAGGCGTTGCCAGGTGTTCGATGAGTTGCGAGGGATGCGGAAGATCGCCGCGTCCGCGCTCGTTACGCCCGTGCTCGCCGCCAGAGCGCGGACGAGGCGCTGTGCCTCCGCCAGCGAGCCGAGGCGGCGCTCCCGCGGGTAGAAGCCGGGCGAGATCGCTAGGTAGCGCTGGACGCCCTCCCGGGGCGGGATGATCGAGGAGGCGCTCATGCGGAGGCCTCCTCGTAGGTGGCGGCGAAGATATCCGGCTTGCACGGGTAGTGCTCGCCCGCTACGCCCCGGATGATGTAGTCGCCAGCCGAGGCCGTGATCTCGCCCTCCAGGGTGCGGATCACGAGCTGGCGACTGGAGGGGAGCCACGTCTCGAAGTCGTCGCCGAGCCAGAGCTCCAGCTCCCAGTCGGGCTCGCCGTTCCAGAGCCACGCCTCGACGGGCACCGGGCGCTTGGCGAAGCGCTCAGCCCCGCTCACGCGGCCACCTTGACCTTCGGGGCACGCCGGGTCGGCGCCTTCGGGGCCGGGGTGTCCTCGGTCGGCCCATAGGCGACCGTCGCGCCGATCACGCCGGACTTGATCTCCTTCTCGTAGCGGAACGCCTCGCGAAGGTGGAGGAACACGTCGAACATTTCCGCGTCGCACTTGACCGGAACGAGCTTCCAGCCGTCGGGGCGGACATGGACCACGGCGCCGCCGTCGGCCTCCGGGACGGGGACCGTCGAGCCGTCGGGCTGGATGATCGACTCGGCGAAGCGGTAGGCGGCAAGCTGGATGCCGACCTCCTCGTGGATGCCCGAGCGGGTCGTCTTATTGTCCAGCCAGACACGCTCACCGGAGATCGTCGCGTAGGCGTCGAAGCTCCCGGCGTACTTGTGCGTATCGCTCCAGACCGTCTCCTCCATCATGTGATACTCGGGCTTGACGACGCGGAGGTACTCGTCGAAGTGGCGGACGAAGGGCTCCAGGTCCGGGTGATACCGGCCGAGCTCCTGGCCGCGGCTCATGCGCTCGAAGAGGTCGTGGGCGGCCGTGCCCGTGTCGGCGGCCTTGCGAGTGTTGCGGTCCGGCGACTTCTTGAGGAAGTCGATAGCGGCGTCGCGCTGATCCGCGAGGATCATCTGGAGGACCGTCGGGAGGCTGTCGACGGCGGTCGTCGCGACTTCCTTAGCCGCCCAGTAGCGGAGGAAGGACTTAGGGAGCATCCCAACGACGGAGGTTACGCCGGGGACCTTCTCGCCCGAACTCGGGCCTACGTAGAAGCGCGTATCTCCGCGCTTGATCGTGTTGATTTTTGGTGTCGTCACTAGGACGGCCTCCTCTCAGGAGTGGACAGGGTCACTCACTGAGAGGGCCGGGAGGCCGGGGGCGGCTCGGCTGGGAGGGCGCTAGAAGGCGGGCATGACGAAATGACGGAAGTTACGTCATTCTCTATTCCTGCTACTAAGAGAGAGACACCTAGTAAAGGGAAGGGAAAGTGACGTAACTTCCGTCATTCCGTCATGCTAGCGACGGGCGGGGGCTGCCGCTCCGGCGAGCTGCCCGGCCAGCTCGGCCGACTTGCGGAGCTCTGCGGCGAGCGCCGCCCGCTCGCGGGAGGGGAGCGAGGCGACCGCGTCGGCGTCGACGCGGCGGAGGGCGCGGAGGATCAGCGCCGAGAGGGTCTCGATCTGGGCGGGGTCGCCGATCATCGCGCCGCCGTCGATCAGGTGGAGGAGCTCGACCTGGCGCTCGCGGAGAGCCGCCGCCCGGTCCCGGGGCCCGTGCGCGGAGAGGCCCGCGTCCTCCAGCTCGTCGGCCGAGAGGCGCTCGCGCACAATGTTGCCCGTGTGGTAGCGGATCGCCGCCTGGAGCGTGGCCAGCTCCTCAGCGGGCACGGCGGCGAGGGTCATTGTCTTACGGACCCAGGAGCGATAAGCGTGCGTGCGGCCTTGCCAGTCGGGCTCGCCCTCGCGGGTAAAGAAATACTCCCGGGCGTCGACGAACGCCCCGGCTACGGCATGTAGTATTTCGGTCCTATCGCCGGGCGTAGCATTGCGCCGCGCCTTCAGGGCCTTTACGGCGCCGCGCTGGAGGTCGGCGAGCTTGTCAAGTGTCATGCCTCGCACACTAGCGAGCGTAGGACGTCTCATGCAAGCCGAAGCACGGAAAGGCCCGCCCCCGGAATGGGGACGGGCCTTTGTGCTAGGACACGATCGAGTCGGCGATCGTGCGGGCGACGCCCCGGAGGTCGTCCAGGGTGCCGTTATTTGAGACGGTGAAGTCCTCGGGGTAGTCGTCGAGCGCCGTCTCGGAGACGTGCTGGCCGGGGATCATCGTCCCGTCGCGGAGGACGCGGACGATGAAGCCGCCGCGGTCGACGAGCGCCTCGGCCTCGTTCGGGAAGCGGACGTCGGTCACGACGACTGGCGCCGGGGCGCTGGCGATCTTCTCCAGCGCGAGGCCCAGCCAGAAGTCGGGGCGCTTGTCACGGACGGCGACGCCGAGGACCTGGAGGATGCGCCGGGCCTCGGGGTATTCGTCCTTCACGCGCTCCCAGCCGATCGCCGCGACGGCCTCGGACAGTCGCGCCTTATGGGCGACATAGGGCGTGAGCTGCTCCAGGTGGATTAGCGGGTCGACGGCGAGGGCTACGTCCTTGAGCGGGTCGGCGAACGCGACGCGCTGGAAGGCGAACTCCTCGACGAGGGTCGCGGCGAACGAGTCTTTACCGGAGCGCTTGCGGCCGATCACGCCGACGAGGGGGTAGCTCATTCGCCCTCCTCGATCAGCGCGACGTGCCCGGCGACCTTCGAGCGGAGGCTCTCCAGGGTGGCGGCGCGCACAACGATCTTTGCGACCTCGCTCGACGTCTCGGTCGGCGGGGGTGTGTCGCGGGAGTAGGGCTGGGCCGGGGCGGGTTTTGTCTCGGTCTTGAATATCGCCAGGGTGGCGGTGTAGCGGGGGTTAGCCATTACGGCTCCTCTCGTTAGGTGTCAAATGTCGAGAGGGCCGGGAGGGCCGGAGCGGCTCAGAAACGACGAAAGGCCCCGCCTCCGGGAGTGGAGACGGGGCCAGGGGTCGAGCTAGGCGGAGTGCTTGCCGGAGCTCGTCGAGGCGAGCGAGGCGGAGGCGTCGCCGACGTTAGAGGCAACGACGGCCTTGAGGAGGGACACGAGCGAGGCGAGCCCGACGAGGGAGCCGAGCTGGGCCCAGTCGACCTCCGCGAGGCCGCCGAACGTCACGAGGGCGGCGATCGCCGAGCCTGCGGCGGTGGAGATCACGCGCTCGGCCGTGTCGGCCCAGAAGGCGGGGGTGAAGAGGGGGCGGGTCATGGGGTCTCCTACTTGATTAGCGATGTGACGTAGGCCGCGAATGCAATAGCGATCGTTGCGGCCGGGGCGATCGCGGTCCAGAGCTGGCGGGGCGAGATCGTCGGCTTCGCCTCCAGGGCGGAGACGCGGGCGGCGAGCTCGGGCGGGACGGCGGGCCGCGCCTCTACGACGCGGAGGCGGGCCTCGTGGTCGTCGCCTCGTTCGCGCTCGGTTTTGATCTCGGCAGAGTGCTGGACGAGGGCGACGTCGACCTTCCCTTCGAGGCGTGTAAACGCGACGAGAAGGGCGGCGTCGGGGCTCAGGCCTCCGGAGAGGTCGGGCGTCGGCGGGGTCATGGGGGCTTCCTGTTCTGAGGTCATGCGGGAGGCAACTCCAGCGCCGCCAGGCGGGCGCCTAGGTCGGAGAGCTGCGCCGCTTGCTTGCGGGCGACGGCGAGGAGTACGGGGACGAGCTGCGGGGCGTTCACTGTGAGGGCGTTTCCCTCCTCGTCGCACGGGACTACGTCGGGGCCGAAGCCCGCGGCGGCGACGTCCTCAGCGATCAGGAACGGGCGGAGCGGGACTGCGTCGTCGTCGGCGAGGTAGTGGCCGAGGTAGGGCGTCAGGCCGAGGAAGGCGTCGGCCATAGCCTCAGGCATGACCTCCAGGTCCTTCTTGGAGTCGCGGGTCGACGGCGAGAAGCCAATGCGGCCGTCGGGGTCGATATAGGCGACCTTGTAGTTAGGGCCGACCGTCTGGAAGCCGTAGGAGCCCGGAGACTTGAGCGGGAGCTGGGAGACGACCTGGCCGCCCGCGGTCACGTCGCCGCCCGCCTTGACGGAGCCGGAGGCGTTCACGTCGACGGGGGCAATCGTGCCCGGGCTGGCGACCTTCGCATCGGTCTGCGTATTCGTGTAGTAGCCGCTCGCCAGCTTCTCGTTGATCGTCGTCTCTAGATTTGACACGACGGGGAGTAGCGATGCGGCGACCGAGGGCCCTAGCTCGCGGATCGCGCGGCGGAGCTCGGCGAGCTGTTTCGGGACGTGTGCTTCGGCGTCGGGGATGCTTGCCTTGATAGTCACTAGGCCTCCTCGCTGGGGTCCTGTAGTACGGGGGTGATCGTCTCGGGGGCTTGCGTGCTTTGGAACTCCAGGACCCAGCCGACCGAGCGGGCGACGCCGGTTAGGCCGCCAGGAAATGCCGGGACGAGCTCGCGGCCGAACCGGTCCAGGCCGCCGACTACGAAGCCGAGATCGTCGCCCGCGATCCAGTCGACGCCGACACGCGGCGCGTCCTTAGTCGCGGAGGCGAGGGAGAGGGCCTGCTCGCCAGAGGCGAGAATCGCCGCCATGCTGGCCGCGTGGGCGTCCAGAGTGGCGGTGTCCGTTATCGAGGTCGACGGAGAGAAGCGATTCTCGAACGTCGGCCGGTCCGGGTCGAGGGTGACGACGTGCCGCGACTGCGGGCGCTGGTCGGCGTCAGCCGACGAGACGGCCATTACGTCGTTTGCGCCGCTATCGGATGCGTAGTCCTCGCTCAGCTCGGCCTCTCGCACGGGGCCGGGGACCTCGAAGGTTGCGGCGGGGAAGAGCCCGGGGGTCGGCGCGCTCCCGATACGGTCGCCGACAGTGAGGACCGGAGTTAGCCGACCCGCGGACCATTCCCAGTCGGCCGTGAACTCGGCGCCGCCCTCCACGCCCATGAGCTCCTGTAGGGCCGAGAGGACCGTCTTATCGCTGATATCCGCGTAATCCCGGTCGCGTAGGATCACAACGCCCGAGCCCGTCGTCTGCGTGCGGATCGGGAGGCCGCCGTTAGAGCCCGTCGCCACAAAGCGAGCGACGAGATCGGAGACGATCGTGTTCTGGTCGGCGCCCCTGTAGCTGCGGTCGCCGACGAAGCGGCGGTCGAGGTAGGCCTCGATCGTGGCGAGGGAGAGCGCGACCGTGTCGCCCGTCGAGCGCTGGCGACGGGTGACCATGCCGCCCCAGACGGGCGTATCTGTCGCGGTGTCCAGGAGGACAAGCGCCGAGCCGCCCGGGAGGGTTGCCCGGAGCCAGTTCTCCGGCGTGCCGCGCCCGACGACGGGGAGCGCCGCCTCACTAGTCGTCAGGGCGCCGATCTGTTTCGATACCTTCTCGCACGAGAGTAGCGGGAGGTCGGCGAGGACGTCGCCCGTCTTTAGGGCGACTGAGAGCCAGTAGTACGACATGGGGCCTCCTAGGCGGCGGCCGGGCTCATTTGGACGGCGAACCAGTCCCAGCTAGAGGCGGTCGCGCTAGTGCCCGTGAAGCCCGCACACATGGCGGTCGTAGTGGAAATGCTGGACGTGTGGAACATGGCCGGGACTGCGCCGTTGGTTTTCCCGTAGACACGAGGCGCGACGGTGAACCTCCCCGCTGGGAAGTTCACTATCGCGTAGCTGCTGGCGACGTTATTCCCGGAGCCGCTCGCCACGGCGAACGGGACGCCCGGGGTGAGGCTATGCACCCAGCCGGTGCCGTCGAAATACCAGGGGCGGGAGTAGGCGACGGTCGGATCGGCGACGACGACGGCCTCCTGCCCTCGCGTGGCGGTCGTCCAGGCGTCGAGCTGAGCCTTCGTCTGGAAGCGCGGGGCGCCCGTACCGACCTGGGGAGCCGTCCAGGTGATCGAGGGTGCGCCGCCGCCAGCCTTCGGCACGTTGATCTGGGCCAGGACGAGCGAGCGAGCCGGGGCGGCCTTCGGCTGCGGCGTCTGCGAGGGGGAGCCCGCGAGGTAGCCGACGGCGACGGCCGGAGCCGCCGACCCGTCCTCGGCCGGGTCGCTCACCTGGACATAGACGATATCCGTCCGCGGGTAGGTGGCATCCGCGGGCGTCAAAGTACCGGAGACGGCCGCGTCGACACTGTAGGAGTACGCGCCCGCCTCGGCCGCGACCTGGACGTCGAGGATTCCCGCGTGAGGCGCACACGCCCAGGTCGTCGACGTCGCCGAGACGGTCGACGTCGGCGTGCCCGCGCGCACGCCGGAGAGAGCCCCCAGCGGGCGGGAGGGGTTCCCCATCGTGGCGAACGGGGAGACGGTTGTCTGCCGTAGCGCTCGCCCGGCGTAGAGCGGGGAGCCGTTCACGGCGTTTACGGGCCAGAGCTGAGTGGTCATGCGGGGCTCACTTCCAGGAGGGGGTAGCTGAGACGGTCAGCCGAGAGAGGGGGTCGAATTGGGCCGCGGTGAAGGCCCAGGTATTGGCGCCGGGGTCAAAGGACGACCATCCGCGGGACGTGATCCAGCCGGAGCGGGACACCTGGCCGTTAGCGAGGACCGTCCGGGCCTCCATGTCGACGATTAGGAACTCGCCCGCGCCGAGCACGAGAGAGGAGGCGAACACGAGCGCGTTTCCCGTCGATGTATGCGTAATCGCCGGGCCGGTGCAGGGCCCATCGATTCGGAGGGTTACCGGGCCGGACTCGTTGCCGGGGTTCACTAGCGACACCTGGCCGGAAGCGCTCACGGCGTCGACCGAGAACGGGATCGAGAGGGGCACAGCGAGGCCGCCCGCCTCGCTCGGTAGGCCGGTCGTCGCCGCCAGCTCGTCGCCGAACTTGCGCCAGTCGTCGGAGGCGACCTGGAAGCTCCAGGCGACCTGTAGGCCGTTGAGCCATTTGGGGATGATCTCGCCTGTCTGGTAGACGGGCGCCCAGCGGGTCGAGGCTGCCTCAGTGACGCGGAGCGGGAACTCCTCGCGGGAGATCGCCGTCCCGAGGCGGTCTAGGGCACCCTGGGCCGCCTCGGGAGTGGGCGCGTCGATCATTCCAGCGACCGTGACGGCCCGGCCCTTCCCGAACTTCGAGCCGGACCATGCACCGGAGGCGCGCGGCTTCTGCGTCTGGGAGACTGTCGAGGCGGTGACGCCCCAGCCGTCGACGCCGTTATCCGCGACCGCCCAGGCGACGCCGAGGTCGTCGACGCCGTCCAGGAGGAGGTCGCCTACTTGAACAGTGAACACTTACGCGCCCCTCGCCTTCTGTCGCCTGGCGACCTCCTGGGCCGTCGCCTCAGGCGAGACGGCCTCGTGAATGTTGAACGTGTCGCCGCCAGCTCGGGCGGCGGTCGCGGTGAGTGCCCCGGCGACGCCCTGGCCGACGTCGAGCGAGCCCGACGGCGTCGCGATATCAGGGACGGTCGGCGCGAGCACGCCCGAGGCGTCCTCGATCCGGCCCGCCATATCCTCGATCCCGAGTGCGAAGCCGAGGCCGGTGAACTGGCCGAGCTCGCGGAACACTCGCGAGGGCGAGTGAATGCCCAGGGCGTCCTTTACGAACTTCGGTAGGACGTTCGTAATGCTGCGGCCGATCGCCGAGAGAATCTTTGGCGCGTTGTCAACGATTCCCTTGATAAAGCCCTGGATCAGGCGCCAGCCCGCATCTATGAGCTTCGGGACGGCGTCGATCAGGGCGCCGACTATCTGGGGGATCAACTTGATAATCGCGGCGATGATTTTCGGCGCGTTCTTCGTCACGCCGACGATGAGCTTCGAGAACAACTCGACCGCCGTCGAGATCAGCGTCGGGATCATGCTCACGAGCGCCGAGACGATCTTAGGGAGCGCGCCGATCAGGGCGACGATCAGCTTCGGGAGCGCACCCAGGAGGCCCAGGACGAGCCCGAAGAACAGGTCGATCGCGGCGCCGACGAGCGACGGGAGCATCCCTATTAGGGTCGTCAGGATCGAGGGCAGGGCGTCGATAATCGCGGTGAGGAGCTGCGGGATCGCGGCGACGAGCCCTTGGACGAGCCCCATGAACAGATTCAGGGCCGCGGGGATCAGGACCGGGAGCATCCCGACGATTGCCGAGACGACCTGAGGGAGGATCGCGACGAGCGTTGAGAGGAGCTGAGGGAGTACCTGGAGGACCGCCGCGACGAGCGACTGAAACAGGGACAGGGCCGCCGTGAGGATGCCGGGTATCATGCCGAGGAGCGTGGTTATCAGCGTTGGGAGCATCCCGGTTAGGGTCGTCGCCAGGTTCGGGATCATCTGGAGGAGGCCCTGGAGGATCGAGCCGAACGCGGCGACTGCGGCCGTCAGGATGGACGGGGCCGCCGCGGCGATCGCCTGGACGAGCTCCGGGAGCACCTTCGAGATAGTGGCGGAGAGCTGTACGCCCAGCCCGGCGATCGTATCGACGATGCTCGGGATCAAGTCACCCGTAATGAACGCCACGAGCTGCGGAATGAACGCTACGAACGCTTCGAGGATGCCCGGGAGCGCCTGGACGATTGAGGAGAGGAGCTCAGAGCGGAGGTTATTGAAGCCAGCCAGCGCCGAGGCGAGGCCGCCCCCGGACACGAACTCGGAGATCACGCCGCCGAGGTTCGCGAAGGCCGCCTGGAAGCCGATACCGGCGTCTGCCGCCCCGTGGAACATTGCCGCGAGGAGCTGCCCCTCGTTGACGAGCGGCGTGAGCGCGGGCCCGATGCCGTTGATAGCGGCCGTGAGTCCGTTTAGGAAGGCGGCGACGGCGGGCTGGATAAACATGCCGAGCTGTAGGCGGGCCGTCTCCCAGGCGCCGGAGAGGTTCTCTAGGGCGCCCGCCGTGCCCGACATGCGAGCATCTGCCATAGCCTGTGCGGCCGTCTGATCCTTCGTTGCGTCGATGTACTTCTGGATGCCCGCCGCGCCGTCCTGGACAAGTACGGAGGCGGCGCGCGAGGCGTCCGACCCGAAGATCGTCTGGAGCGCCTGCTGGCGCTGCGCCTCGGAGAGGCCGCCTAGCTTTGTCTGGAGCTGATCGGCGACTTCCGTAATGGACTTGAACGACCCATCCGCGTTAGTGAACGACAGTCCCAGCGCGGCCATAGCAGTAGCCGAGGCCTTCGTCTGCGGGACGAGCGATGCAAGCATCGTTTTGAGGGAGGTTCCGCCGTCGGAGCCCTTCAGGCCCGCGTTATCGAACGCGGCGAGTACGCCGACCGTCTCATTTAGATTCAGGCCCGCGTTCTTAGCGCCCAGCGCGGACTGCTGGAGGGCCTGCCCGAGTGATTCGAGCGACGCGCTGGAGGCGTTAGCCCCGCCAGCGAGAGCGGAGGCCACTCCCGCGGAGTCTCCGGCCGCGATGCCGAATACGTTCATGGCGTTAGACATGAGCGTGGCGGAGCTGGCAAGCTCCATACCCCCAGCCGAGGCGAGGAGGAGGGTCGACTTCAGCGCGCCGCCCTTGATATTTGCGGCGGTCATGCCGCTCTTCGCGAGCTCCAGCATCGCGTCGGAGGCGTCGCTGGCGGAGTAGACCGTATCCTTGCCGAGCTGGATCGCGAGGTCGTCTAGCGCCTTCATTTGAGAGGCGGGGGTGTTAGTCGCCTGGGCGACCTGAGCCATAGTCGAGGAGAAGGCCGCCTCCAGGGAGACGGCGCTCTTGATAAGCCCCTTCACGGCGAACGCTCCCGCGACGACCCCCGCTACGGGAGATAGCGCCCCAGCGAGGCCGCCGACGAGCGCGCCGCCGTAGGCCTTGCTCCCGGCCTTGCCTGAGGAGGCGATCGAGGGCGAGACGCTGCCCGTCAGGGCCTTTCCGAAGCCCTTCGCGGACGGGATCACGGTCAGGGTTGCGTAGCCGACATTCTCGGACACGAGGCCTCCTCGGCATGTAGGCCCTGGGCCGTTTACACGTCCTCAGGGGTCGGGGTGCTCGCCAGCCGGGCGCGCTGCTGCTCCAGCCGTCGCCGTAGGTCGGCGTAGCGAGAGGGGCGGCCGGGCGTGGACTTCGGGCGGCCCGGGTGCGGCTTGCCGCTCAGGGCGTGGAACACGTCGCTAATCAGGTAGGCGTGGACGTCCCAGCCGTCGGGGGCTCGGCCGAGCACGCGCGAGACGGCCGAGTCGGCCGGGAGGTAGTACACGAGCGCCGAGAGACGCCGGATCGAGAGCCCGCCGCGCCAGAACTCCGCGAGGTCGACGCCGTAGAAGCGCTGGAGATCGGCTTCTACGGCGTCGGGGTGCTCTCGGAGTAGGCGGACGAGCGCCGTTAGTTTCCCGAGATACCGAGGGCCTTCTGTGCGGCCTGGATGAACTCGCCCACGGTCGAGACGGTCGGCTTCGTCGCCTTGAATGCTGCGTGCTGCTCGTCGCCCAGGATGTGCCGAAGGAAGGTGGCGATCTTGCCGTCCTCGAAGGCCTCCAGGGCCTCATAGGGCCAGTCACTCGACGGGAGGATCAGGTAGTCGACGCCGCCGAACGTCAGCGGGATACGCTCGCCGAGGGCCTCGGCGGCGGTTGCGGTCTTAGGGGTGCGGGTGCTTGCCATGTTTTTCTCCTAGTGCGGGTCAGAGTGTGCGGGAGGGATTAGAAAGACGAGAGGGCGCCCCGCACGAGCGCCCCCTCGTCTGGATCAGGGCCGGGCTAGGCGGCCGTGGACGGGTCCGTCTCTACGGTCGTGTAGAGGGTGCCGTCGGCGTCGGGGAAGAGGACGACCGTGATCTCGTAGACGGTCTGGTCCTCCTCGGATTCCTTGATCTCGCCGACGTCGGTAACCTCGGCGCGCTTTGCGATGCGCCGCTTGACCTTGTCGCCGTCGCGGACCTCGAAGCCGATCGCGAACCGCGCGCCAGCCTGGGGGACCTTGATAGTCCCGGTGCGCACGCCCGCCGCCGACGTTCGGGTCGAGCCCGGGTTGACGAGCTGGAAGGTGACGTCGTTATCCTCCAGCGCTACGAACTTGAACGTCCGCTTGTGCTTCGAGCTCGTGCGCCGGGTCAGGATGCCGCCCCAGGCGTAGAACTCGCTGGAGTCGCCGTCGCGGCCCTCGGTGAAGCCCTCGGCGCCGTCCAGGAGGCCCGCGGCGAGCCAGTCGGACGCCCAGGAGGTCGTGAGGTCGGTCGGGCCGGTCGTCGCGTCCTCGGGGCCGACATAGACGTCGGCCCCGGTCCAGAGGGAAGTGTTACTCGTGTCGCCAGACATTAGGCGTCCTTTCGTTAGGGGAGTGTCTGCGGCGTCAGACGTGCCGCGAGGGTGCAGAAGGCGAGGGGGAGGCCCGTCTCTGCGTCGGTGGTCGTCAGCACGCCGGATATTTCGCCGTAGCTGCGGACGCCGTCGGTGTGACTGGCGAGGAGGAGCGCCTCGATCAGGAGGGCGAGGTCCTCGGCGTTGCCCTCGTCGGTGTGCCATACGGCGAGGCGGATCGTCTGGCGGCCCGCGAGGCGGGAGTCGCGCGAGGAGCCCTCGGACGTGATGCGGACGTAGGGGAGTGGCCGGTCGCCAGTCGAGCCGGGAAGGTCCTTTGTGCCGATCGTGACGCCCGCCGCGTAGGGCTCGGGCCGGTCGGCCAGGAGGGCGCCCAGGAGGGCGCGGGTCGCGCGTCGGGCGCTGGGGAAGATAACAGGGCTCATTTGGCGGCCTTCCTCGACTTGACCTCGACGCCCGCCGCCCTAGCCGCCCGCGTCAGGGTGCCGTACCGAGCCTCCAGGCCGAGCCCGGCCGGGTGGGCCAGGGTCACGGCGGAGGCGGCACGAGTGGTCGTATCGCGCTTGAGCTTCGCCCGGTAGTCCTCGACGAGGACCTCGACGGGCCCGTCGTGGGCGTCGACCTCGGCACCGGAGGCGATCGTCTCGGCGAGGCCGTGGACCTGGGCGGCGACCTTCGAGCTCGCGAGGATTGCGGCAATGCCCGCGTGGTCGAGCTTGACGGTCACGCCCACTAGGCGGCCGTCCTCACTCGGCGGAGCTGGGCGGTCGTGTTGACGCCCAGGGCCTCGCCGACGGCGACTACGGGGTCGCCGATCACGTCGTAGACGAGGCCGCCGACCTCGACGCGGTCGCCCGCCAGGAGGTCGACCCGGCCGGGGACGTAGAGCGGCCCCTCGTCGCGGAGTCGAGCGGCGGCGGGAGTCTCGCCCTCGGTCGCGGAGGCGACCTGGAAGTCGGCCCGGTAGAGCCGACGTCGGTCGGGGCTGGCCCAGCTCTCGACGGGGTCGCCGTCAGAGTCGGGGATGCTAGTCGCCCGGAGGCGGAAGATCGCGGGGCCTACTGAGTAGGTGCTGAGCATGGGAGGTCCTCCTCGGCGATCAGTGGGAATGGCTCGCCGCCCTCTACGGGGACGTAGAGCGTCCCCTCGACGAGCCAGGGATCTAGGACCTCCATCGCGCCTCGACCCAGTCAGGGGAGAAGGGGAGGGTGTAGGGGGTCGGCGTGGAGATCGAGCCGACGAAGCCACCGGAGCGGCCGGTCGCCGCCCGCCTAATCTGGGCGATCTCGCGCCCGGTCAGGTAGACGCCGGAGGACTCAGAGAGGCCGACCGTATGGTCGCCCTGTGTCTCCTGGTTGATCCCGCGCGGGTTCTCGAACTCGCGGCGGGCGGCCTTGAGGGCCACGAGGACGGCGACCTTCGGGGCGTCAGCCGCCCAGGTCGTCGCCGTCGCCGCTGATACCTCGGCGAGGATCAGGGTTGCCGCGTCGTCGAGGGCGCTCTCCGCACGGGCGAGGTCCTCGTCGGCGAGCGTGCCCTCCGGGAGGCCCAGCCGGACCTCCAGCGCGCTAACGGCCGGGGGTAGGGGTGTTGACATGCTGGGCCTCCTCTCAGGGGCGGGAGGGGCGCGCGAGCGGCTTACGTTAGCCGTCTCACGCGCCCCTAGGTGACTACGCCGGGACGGTCGACGTCAGGATGCGCAGCGCGGCGCCTCCGGCGACCTCGTCGACGCTCGCCGTGCCCGCGGTCGAGTCGCGGGTGATCTTGTAGAGCGGCATTGCCGCCACGCCCGCGAAGGTGCCGACGATCGAGCGGTCGACCGTGTGCATCGCGTCGTAGTCGCGGAGGTAACGGAGGTTGTAGCCGTTACCGGTCACGCTCTGGCCGAAGGTCGCGCCAGCGGGGACCTTCGGGGCGCGGACCGCCAGGGTGAAGGCGTCGCGGTGGAACGCGACGATCTCGTCCTCGGCGACGCGGGTCGACTCGGCGACCGTGAAGCCGCGGAGACGCCCGACGGCGCCCTCGCGGAGCGCGGAGGTCGAGCCCGAGGCGCCCGCGTCCTGGAGAAGGTTGCTGTTGAGGAGGTCGGCATAGACGCCGGTCCCGCACACAACGTTGAGGTTCACGGTCGGCACGCCGCGGTCGCGGAGGGTCTTACGGATCGCCGTGAAGGTGCGGACGGGGTCCGTCGGGTCGTAGGCGATGCCGGTCGACTCGGCGATGCCAGAGAGGGCCTTCGCGACCTCCTCCTCGATCCGGTCGACGACGGCCGCGACCTGCGGGGCGAGGACCTGGGCGGAGAAGTCCGCCAGGTCGAGAGAGAGGTCGCCCTCGCTCAGCGCCACGGCGTTATACAGGTGCTCGCCGAGGGAGACGGGGACGGTCGACTCGGTGATCGAGTCGAGCACGATAGCCGCGGTCGTCTCGTCGATATCCCGCGAGCGGGCCACGAGCGCGGCCGGGACCTTCACGTTCACGGTGCGGCCCTTGCCGCCGCCGCCGAGGAGGTCATTCTCGAAGTTGCGGGAGACGAGGGCGCCGAGGTAGGAGTCCTCCTGGGCCATTGCGACCGCGACCTTCGCGACTTGCTCGGGGGTGTAGAGCTGATTAGCCATGCTGGGCTAGTCCTTTCGGTAGGGGTTAGCCGCGGGCCGCTTTTGCGATCGCGACGGGGTCAAACGGGGCTTCTTCCTCGCCGCCGTGGCCGGGGGTGAGGTTCGGCTTCGGCTTGCCGGGGAGGTCGTCAGCCGAGGGGGCGGGGTCCTCGGCCGGGGCCGGGGGCTTACCGAGAGCGGCGAGCTTCTCCGCCTGGGCCTGGAGCTCCTCTTCGGTTGCTCCGGTCAGGAAGTCGGCGTACTCGTCGGGGATGGAGTGCTTCGCGCGCACACGGGTAATGGCAAGCTCGCGCTTTGCCTCGTTCGCGGCCTTCTCGGCGTCGGCGAGGCGGTCGGCGAGCTTCTGCTCGTCGCTCTTCTTTGCGTCCTCGGCCGCCTGGGCCGCGGTCGCGAGCGTGTCGCGCTCGGTCTCGATCTCTGACACCTTCGTCTGAAGGGCGGTCTTGTCCGCGCGGAGGCCCTGAATCAGATTCCAGGCCTTCTCGGCGTCGAAGTCGTCGCCCCAGGGCGGGGTGCTCTCGGTGCTAGTGGTCATGCTGTAGACGTCCTCCTGTGACGTTTCGCCGCCGTGGACCTGCCAGGCGATCGGATATGAAAATGCCCGCCAGTCGGCGGAGGCCGAGGGCGGGCAGTAATACCTAGCCGAGCGGCTAGGGGGTCTGTGTGGCGCCGTAGAACGTCCGCCAGCTCGCGGTCGTGTCGCTCGCCTGATACGCGTCCCAGAGGTCGCGGAGCTGGCGGGCGTCGCCGCTCCAGCCGCCCGACGGATCGGAGCGGGGGACGAGGCGCACGGAGCATCCGCATCCGTCGTGCGCGTGGAAGCGGACTGTGTCGTCGGAGTAGACGGGCCCGCGGCTCACGAGCATGGCGCAGAAGTGGCACGGGTTACCATCGCTCACGCGCGCCCAGCCGCGGATGCCTTGATCGTCGCCAGCCGAGGCTATGAGTCGCTGGCGGCCCGCGTCGAGTACCCGGCGCTTAGCCGAGCGGAGCACGGCCGCTTGCATCGTCGATAGGACCGTGTCGACCGCGTGCCCTAGGCCGATCTTCGCCTTCGCGCCGGGTATGTTCGCCGCCGCCGCTAGGGCCTTTGTGTTAGCCGTCGCCTCGATCGGCTGGCGGGCGATCTCGGCGGGCACACTGTCGACCTCGCCGAGCTCGCGGAGCGCGTCGTAGTAGAGCTGGGCGGTCGCCTCGCTCTGGACGCGCCCGGCGCCTATGAACCGGGCCGCGACGGCCTGGAAGCGGAGAAACGATCCCGATATGTCGGCGGGGTCGATCATCCGCTCCCAGAGCCGCCCTAGCGCGACCTGGACGACGGCCGCCTCGCGTACCTGCTGTGCCATGTGGGCGCGCGCCAGGGCGTCGAAGTCGGCCATGAGGGCTCCTAGCTAGTCGGGGCCACTGCGGGCGCCGGAGCGGGCGGCGT